CGAAGGCACGTGCCGGTGCCGCACGAGGTCTCTACCTCGGCGCCGAACACGTGCTCGAAGAGGCGAACCGACTGGTGCCGATGGAGGAATCGACGCTGCTCAAATCGGGACACGCCTGGCATCCGGAGTCAGCAGGGTACGCAGGCGCCAGTGGCATTCAGGCTGCTGTGACCTACGACACGCCCTACGCCGTACGCCAGCACGAAGACCTGAGCATGCAGCACGACGCTGGTCGACAAGCGAAGTTTCTCGAACAGCCGATCAACTCAGAGCAGCACGCAGTCGAGGCGCTGATCGCTCGTGAAATCAAAGCCGCGCTCGGCTCGTAAAGGAGAGTGACGAATGCCGAAATTCAAGAACATCCACACCGGAGAGGTCCGCGAGGTCGGCGGTAACGCCATGCTCGAGTACGTGCAAGCGCCAAATTGGGAGATGCTGCCGGAGCCGGTGAAGACGAAGGCGAAGGGCGGAACGGTCAAAGGTCCGATCTCGGTTTCACGCGAACATGAGACAGTCGTACCGTCAGCGTCGGAGTCGAAGAAGGACTAATGACCTCCGGCTTCGACACAAACCTGCTGACCGGGATCGCCGTGGCGTTCAACACGGCCGGCATTGGCACCTGGAACACGACCGGCGAGTTCGACGACGATCAGACCGGCATTGTGCTGGGCACCATTCCGACAAGTCCTGATCGCATCATCACGCTGACCACCTATGGCGTCAGCGATGAGGTTAACCCGTCGTCGGTGATCGGTGTGCAGATTCGCTGTCGCTGGGCCGGCGCCGATCCGCGTCCCGTCAACGATCTCTCCGACCTCATCTTCGACTACCTGCACGCAAAGACACAGTGGACGCTCTCAACCGGCGTCGTGGTCGTGCAGTGCCTTCGCAACTCGGCCGGAACGCTCGGCCAGGACACCAACAACCGCTGGTCCAACGTCAGCAACTACTACATGGACGTATACCGACCGGCGACCAACCGCGACTAGTGAAAGGACGAGCAGATGGCTCACGTTAACAAGACTCCTCTGGCCGCCGACACGCTGAACCGCAAGTGGTTCTGCGACGTCAATACCGGCACCTACGGTTCTCCGACTTGGATCTCCATCAACGGCATGCTGGACTTCAAGGCAAGCCGTGACAACACGATGCAGGATGACTCCGACTTCGACTCCGACGGCGCCAAGAGCTCGACCGCGACGGCATACAGCTGGAGCGCCACGACCAAGCTCAAGCGGGCCGTTACCGTGGCCTCGGCGACGGCTTACGATGCCGGTCAGGAAGTCCTGCGCGCGGCATCGCTCTACCTCGGCACCCAGAACCGCGTCGACATCCGCTTCTACGAGGTCACCACGTCCGGTCCCGTGTCCGAGGCTTGGCGCGGCTATGCGGCCGTCGCCTGGTCCGAGGATGGCGGCGGAATGGACGCGCTCGACACGGTGAGCTGCACGCTGACCGGCCAGGGCGCACTGACCGCGATCACCCATCCCGACTACGCCGCGGCCGTGCCGATCGTCTACTCCTGCACGCCGAATACCGGCATTGCTACTGCCGGCGGCACGCTCGTGCACATCGTCGGCGTCAACTTCTTCCTGTCCGGTGTTGACGACATCGTGGCCACGACCGGCGTTGCGCTCGAGGCGCACAGCTTCTCGACCTGGAACACCGTCGATGATCAGAACATCTGGGGCGTCACGCCGGCAGAGACCGCCGGTGCAAGCACCGTGTTGGTCACCAACTCCACCGGAGTCTGCACTGTCACCGTCGATGTGACCGTGGCCTAAAGGCACAGCAACACAAGGAGGGAACATGCCGTTCAAGGATCTCTCTGAGTTCCTGAATGAAGACGAACCGTTGACGCTGCCGGTGGAGGAAGGCAAGGAGTACACCTTTCCCGGCGCCATCAATGGCCACGACTGGCTGCTGCTGCACAAGATCACCGATCAGCAGCAAGACGCGCTGTCAGAAGACGAGGACCCGGTGCTCTACGCCGAGCAGCGTGCGCTCTCGGAGCGGCTGTACGGCGACGTAGAGAAGCAGATGGCGACCGATGGCTGCACGAACACGCAGATCAAGGCGGTGCTTGCGACAGCGACCGTCTTCTACTTGCAAGGCCGTGAGGCTGCCGAGGCGTTCTGGGAGATCCAAGGTTGGGCGTTGACGGGGGAATCACCGGCCCCGAACCGGGCAGCGCGGAGGCATCCCGACCGCGCAACCCAGTCGACCCGGTCACGGGGCTCAGCCGCTGGTACGACCCGCCGGAAGAGCCCGGCAGCCAAGCCCCCGGATGGGCAGAAGTCCTCGAGTTCTGGAACCTGATCGAGGTCGACATGCAGGAGCTCTTCGACATCGACTTGAGCGAGCCCAGCCTGCTGGCTAGCAGGACCGGCCGTTGGTTGCGTGTCCGTATCCAAGCGCTGATCAACACCAACTCACGCTTGCATTACGCATTGTTCCCGCCAAGCGAAGAGGAAGTAGACGAGGATTAGAACATGGCATTGACCGTCGGCGAGCTGGTAGCGTATCTGGACTTGGAGTCATCCAAGTTCAACCGTGGCATCGACGTTGCCGAGCGCAAGTTCCGTGGTGCCGGCGACCGTATCAGCGGCATCGGCACCAAGATCGGCGGCGTGCTCACGATGGCGGCCAAGGGTGGCGTCCTCGCGCTCGCTGGCGGCTTGACCGCCGGAGCCATTGCCGGCTTCAAGTTCAACTCGAGCATTGAGCAGACGACAATTGCCATGGGGACGATGCTCGGTTCGGAAGCCAAGGCGGTCACCCTCATCGGCGAGGTCACGAAGATGGCCTCCGCGACGCCGTTCGAGTTCCCCGAGCTTGCCGATGCGACTAAGAGGCTGGTGGCCTACGGCGTCGCGGCCAAGGACGCCGTGCCGCTGATGACGCGTCTGGGCGACATCTCCTCGGCGCTGCAAATCCCGATCGGTGAGCTCGCCGACATCTACGGCAAGATGAAGGTCTCAGGCCGGATCACGATGGAGGACATGAACCAACTCGCCGGCCGCGGCATCCCGATCTACTCGGCGCTCGCCGGTGTGATGGGCGTCTCGCAGGACAAGATCCGCGGCCTCGTCGAATCCGGCAAGGTCGGCTTCCCCCAGATCGAATCGGCGTTCCAGAAGATCACCGACAAGGGCTCCATGTTCGGCGGCATGATGGACAAGCAGTCGCGGTCCTTCGCCGGTCTCTGGTCGACCGTCAAGGACTCGCTGACGCAGGTCTTTGCGACCGCCGTCAAGCCGTTGTTTGACTGGCTCTCAAAGACCGGGATGCCGGCGTTGATCGCGGCGATGCCGAAGGTACAGGCTGCCGTGACCAAGGGCATGGGTGCAATCGGTAACTGGGTGAGTGAACACAAGGAGCAGATCTTCGAGTTCTTCGGTGTGTTGAAGACGGCGATGCTGTGGATCATTGATCATTGGAAGCTTGTTGTTTTCGGAATCGCATCTATCTTCGCAGTTAAGACTAGCTACAGAATTGCCAACGCCATTGCTGCTATCGGCGTGAATGCCTCCAACGCTGTCCCCGGTGTACGCGATATGAGCAAGGCGATGCGTTTGGTCCCTTGGATTGCCGCACTCGCCGGTGTTACCGCACTCGCCGACTACCTCGGCACCAAGTTTCAGACCGTGATGGATGAGGTCAGCGCGAAGCTGCTCGGTAGCCAGAAAGAGGTCAAGAAGTTCCAGGACATGAGCAAGAGCCGCTTCGAGATCAAGGGCAAGGTGGCGATTCAGACCGAAGAGTCGAAGCGGAATGTGACGAGTCTCAACAACTACGTGCGCTCGTCGGTACCGCCGGCGTTCACGGCGGCCGGGAAGAACGCGCACAGGAACCTCGCCAACAAGATCGGGCAGGTTGTTCCGATGCCCGGTATCAGTGGGGCAGAAGCAGCAGGCAAAAAGGCTGGCGATGCAGCGCGAGAGAAGATCAAGGCGGCTCTTGCACAGTCCATCGGCGCCTCCATCAAGATCGGCTTCAACTTCGGCACGGGCGTCGGTCTGAGCGATTCGCTCGGTGGCATCGTCGATGGCTATAAGGCCGCCAGCACGGCAACGAGCTTGATCGGTCACGGCTACCAGGTCGGTGCGTCTGGGCCGGATCTCTTCGACTGCTCGGGCTTGGTCAAGTACGTGTACAACCGATCCGGCTTGCCCGGCTTCCCGACCTACACCGGGAACCAGTGGCCGCTCGGGCATCTGGTCGCCAACTCCGCGATTCAGCCTGGCGATCAGATCTTCATGCGCACCGGCAATCAGCAGTACACCGACGCGTTCGGCTGGGGGCACACCGGCATCGCGGTCGGTGGTGGCATGATGGTTCACGCCTCTGGGCACAGCACCGGCGTGATCAAGTCGCCGGTCGGCGCTGGCTATCCCTGGGCCGCGCGCCGACAGTTCGCCAAGGGCGGCTACGTCAAGGCACAGCCCGGCGGCGTGCCGGCACTGCTTGGTGAGGCCGGCGGTGATGAGTTCGTGCTGAGCCGACTACGACAGGGAACGGTGGGCGGTGATGGTGTCAGCGTGAACGTCGCGCTGGAAGGCGACATCATCGTGCAGAAGGTCGAAGATGCTCACGCTCTGGTCAACACTGCCGTCCGCGCCGGTGTGGCCGAGGCGCTAACACAGGTCCCGCGCCTGCTCGCGCGCTCGTCCGCAATCTCAAGCTACGGGAGGCCAGCGTGAGCGCCGATCGGCTAGGCAATCTGACTCTCGGCAAGGAATCCGACGCCGGCACCTACACGCTGAAGTCCTGGAAGCTCGGCGCCGGCACCGCGACCATCGGCGTCAAGGTCACGGCGGCGACTGCGAACCTGCTTGCGTCACTGACAGAAGAACTGTTCGCCGTCTGTGCCTCGGCGCCGACTACGTACCTGCACTATGAACCTGGCATCACCTATCCCGTCATCTACCGCGTCA